CTTCGAGCCCTGAAGCTCGCTAATATTCGACGTTTCGTCCTTCTTGGGGGAGGGTACTATATCCTCGGTCTCAGCACCAAGGCTGTCGTCGCCACTCTGACCTTCAAAGTCGGCGCCTTCATCGTACCCGAACTCCTCCTCAACAGGCTCCTCTTCGCCCATCTCTTCACCCATCTCGCCCATTTCTTCAGAACCAGAAAGAAGCTCCTCAATGAGAGCCTTGGCCTGAAGAAGTTTTTGCTTGTCCATCATAATTTCCTCACCCCCTTCAATCTTTTTCAAAGTTTCCAAGTACTCACGGCAGTATTCACAATTATTCAAACTGTGCTTATTACCCAGAGTTTTCTTAATTTTTTCATGAATGACGTGTCTTTCACGATCTGTTACCTTTAACTTCATTAACTGTTTCAGTAAGGCCATAGCATGTGATTTATCAGGCATCGGGTAAAGACGCTTCTTCTCACCGTCAACCTTTTTAATAAGAGCATATGATTCATCCGGTAAATTTTTCATCTGCTTTTTACTTAATATCTTCTTATCTAGGCTAGTGGCCATCTTCCTAAGAATATCAACATCCTTAGAAAGGGGATCTTCCTTACTTGGTAATTCATCATCATCACGCTTCATCATTTCAAATATACAATCTGGATTAGCGGGCCTATCTACTAATGATATCTCATTAAGCACATACTTCTTAACTCTGCTAATCGTCTTACCAAGGCCAGTATCGAACTCCTTAAGCCTCTCTAACGCCTTACCGCCTATGCTGAAGCCCTTATATACACCCTCCTTCACCTTCTTCCATGCCCCATCATCTACTACCTTAGCTCCAATATACAATTGCTTTTCATCATCTCTAATTTCTATTTCTGGTACAATACCAACGGCCTTCTCGGTATGCATTTCCCTAAGATTACGCCACTTCTCATACTCTGGAATTGCATTCTTAGTGGCTTCCCACTCTACAATCTCATCTTGATTATCAACACTATCTGTCTGGGCAGTACCCCAAACCATCCTCTGTTCTTCATCTATCTTAGATATATCAGCGAAAAATCTTACATCATTATTTACCATCTTCTATCTCCTCGTCGCCCTTGTAATCAGGATGGTTAGGGTCATTGTAAATGTGATCATTCAGTCCCATTTTGTCACGGAATTCTTTTATCTTACCAGTTCCAGTACCATCACCATTGGAAAAACACTTTGTTCTCTTAACCTTTGACATAGATGTCTTAGTCGGGAACGCACCATTAAATTCGCACTCAAACTTGCTGCCATCATCGTGTTCTACGACCATAGTTTTCTTGCCAGTCTGTTCTATCTTTTTTGGTTCTGTTTCTTTTTGACCCCGCATCACCCTTCCTCCTTCGACTTATTAACAGCCATTACTAAACAGAGTTTGCTTAATCATCCCCCTCATATTCTCTGTTAGAATCGAATGATTCAGCCAGCATATCATGATAAGTTTTGCTTTTCCTTACCCGATTAAACACTGGCGCTTCTGGTATGCCATTAGCAGACAACCCCAAATGATTAACAGCTATCACTGACCTCTTTTTCTTTAGCTCAGGTAATAGCTTTGTAAACTTTATCCTTTGTTTCTCAGTAAACCCACTGCTAACTTTCCCAACCCTTACTAACTTTCCTGCACTATTATATTTACCGAATATCAATGCACCAAACATTCCCTTATACTTACCTTTTCCAGGAGTCCAGTCCATTAAGATATAATCATCCTTCTTAACTGGCCTCTTTTTAGTCATGAACCTATCATTATATTTGCCAAACTTATCCTTTAATACAACCCCGCCCCATCCCTGTTTAACAAGCCTCTTGTAATGACCCTTCTTATTCTTATCAAACGTAGGAACAGCCTTTATATGTGAATACCTGTTACCCACCGCCCTTTCTATAAACTTAAGCCTTGTCTTATATGGAACATTTCTTAAATCGTTACCATTATACCTAAGTATGTCATACACATAAAATATTGGCTTACCGTATTTCCTCTGCAATTCCCTAGAACGCATAGGTGAACTATTTATTATAGACTTTGTTACATTCTTATCCTTTATAAACACTTCGCCATCTAATACTAAGTCCTTATTAAAGAGTTTCATGTCTCTAAGATGAGGCAATATGTCAGTCCGTTCAACCCTGCTAGACGGATCTTTCTTTGACAAACTGCCACCAAGTAATCTATTCCCTTCCTTACCAGAATAAAGAATAACCCTTCCGCCTCTCATAACCGGTTGCAATACCCAATTAGGATCTTTCCACATAGAATCCTTAAACTTTACCCTAGCCCTAGCTGGCGTATATTCCCTAGGAAGCTTCTTCCTCATTCTCTTTTTTCTAACCAACAAATTATTCTTTTCGCCGATATTGATTATCGCGTATCTGCCTTTTAGTGGCCCAGAGTATACATTGAATGCTTTCTTCTTCTCATCCCAATCAGTTACATCAACACCACGGAAATCTTCTAAATCAACCCTTCCAGTTCCATTACTACTGCGAACAACCCCCTTAAACTTCATATACTCAGGAGAATGAGCTGGCTGTGATATGGCCAACATTTTCTCTCCCGGTTTAGGCCACTTAGGAACAGCCCAAGAGAATGCTTTATTCCCAACCTTTATCCTTAAATCCCTATGCGTTGGGGCGTTTTCACTCTGATGTAGCTGCACACTATAAACTGTCTGTTTTGGCTTCTTTAAAGATGTTTTAGATTTGCTAGGTTTACTCTTAGGTGACTTCTTTTTCTTCCTAGGCGGTTTCTTTTTACCTTCTTTTATATCTGTCAACTCTTTCTGGCCTTTAGTCTTCTTCTCTTTTCTAGATTCCCTACCAAGAGCGCCTTCCTTTGGAATAGGTATCCTCTTCCCACTTGCAGTAGTTACCCATCTTTCTATCTCATCTTCTTTAAAATATCTTTTATTTATCTTTACATCCCCGTCCTTAAATCTCTTTATCTTAAAATTTTCCACTATTTCATCTAACTTTTCAACGGCTTTCTCTTCTGGGTCAGGAATCGTACCAACTCTTACGGCCTTTTGTGAATATACAAGGCTATCCAATGATTCTTGATTATTATATATAGCAAGCTTAATATTTCCTGAAATAACCTCGGATGTAGGTGCGTCCTTGATGTAAATCCCGACCTTCAGATCCTCAGGAACGCTATCTCCCGGGTTTATGTAGGCACCAAATGGTACTAAATTAACGATGTGCTCTAGACCGATCTGTGACCCATCCAATGTTTCATGTAATACAGTTTCAAATTCCTTAGAAAGCCTTCTTCTAAATTCAGAAGTTTGCAAGTCAATGGCAAGCAAATCTGATATCTCAACAGAGGTTTGCTTCTCTGGCAAAATTAAGTTACCCTTCGCCACCTTATCTATTTCTCTTGTAACTTCTAACGAATTAAAGAAATCATACCTTTTTCTATCAAACCCCATCAAGAAATCTGGTGAAACAACATAGTACAAGAAAGACTCAGCAAAGTCTTCTTTAAAAGACATCCTAGCATAATTAGAAACAAACCTATCATCCTTATGTGTATACAAATCACCATATACACGCTTCCCAGTCAATGTATCTGTAAACCCAGTTACATAATCACCTGGATTTTCTGGGGGAGCTTCCTCATGGAACTTAGGAGAAATCCCAACATACTCAGCACGCTTTTCTTCATTTAATATCTGGTGCCAAATAGCATGACCAGTCTCATGTATTACTGTCTTAGAAAATTCATCTACTAATGTACCACCAACACTGACAACACCCATCCTTGTAAAATATTCAGGAACAATAACCATTTCATTTTCATCTATTAAATAAGCTGCATGAGCTAAACTGTCTTGTTTAAGCCCAAAAGCATCTATTATACCTACTGGCAGATTATATCTTGAAGTGGCCCTTGCAAATCTCTTTCTAACGCCACTGGGCAAATCATGTTCAGCCTTATCATTAACATAAGACAAATGCTCAAAGTATCTGTTTATGGACTTATCAACGCTATTATCATTTACAAATATATAATCTGTCTCCCCAACTAAATACCACATATTCTTTTCACCAATAGTTATGGTAGGCTCTAATTCTGTCATAGAACCGGCCGGAATCTCTTTAAGCACACCAGCATCTGCTTCTTTGTTTATGAGCTTAGGCTTATTTTTCTCATCAAACATTATGCCCTTAACTATCGCTTTACCACGTACCTTTTCTATCTCGAATTCAGTAAATTCTTCATTAAAAAGGGCTTTAGCCTCATCAAGACTCATCCCGTTGTCTATACCCAAACGAAGTCTACTCATTTAATCTTTCCCTTTGTGGCAAGTCCCGCCAACCTTCTCGCGCCCCGGTATAACCATTTATTCACATTTTTAATCGGGCTTTTGCCCATCCTTCTTCTGTAATAATTTATTGCTCCACCGACTATTTTAGAATTGGTAACAGCTTTCCCCGGCATTGTATTAACAAGACCAGAGCCCACTCTCATTAATTCTCTTCCTGCAAACTTAGAAGCTTGCCATCCTACTTTTCTCCCAGCTATGCCTACACCAGCTATCACGGGAGCAGCAGCTATCCCCAATATAGCATATGTTCCTCTAACTCTTTCATTTTCATCAGGGCTAAACACATTGGCAGCTTCAGATATCTCTGGCTGCGAAATCCCAGCCTTAAATCCTTCTAATCTTTCTCTTGCCTTTTGCGACCCGTCATCAAAAGTATAAGACGAATATCGATCAGTAAACTTGATTACAGTCCTATCCCCATCTTTAAGCGAATCTATTACCTTCTGTAATTTTCCAACATCAGCCGGGTTTACTTCAACTGGTTTAACTTGCGGCTTGATCTGCGGTTTAACCTGTCCCTCTATCGCTTGCTTTTCTTCTGAAGGTATCTGACCGCCGTCATCTTGCTCTGTTTCCCCGGTCATATCTTCTTCTTGCTTCATTGACTCTTCTTGTTCTAACGTAACTTCGAGCTTGTCAGATTCTTTTTCAAGAAGCCCGACTGGGATATACCCCTGCCCCGGTATTCTCTGCGATAACAATATATCCCCACCGGGAACGGGCTTTTTATTCATATCTTCTCTAGCTTCATTAAGTGTAATGACCCCAGTTTCAAACTGGCCCTGCGCCATGTTACTCTTAGTCAACTCATCAGTGGCATCCATATCCAAGAACTTGAATTCCGCGTCATGATACGCGGGATACTTCTTCTTTATTATCTGTGTATTGTATGTCTTCTGTAACTTATTAAGAATAGACCTAAGCCCCTTATCCCTAGTGATTTGATATTGGACCTCACTAGTAGACCTATGCAGGTCCATCGTAAACCCGATATCCTGAGGAGATATCTGAAAGCAAGCACACTTAATGCTAAGGGTCCACTTAAGGTATTCAAACATCTGCATATCTTTATTAGACTGTTGTCTTAGCGGAATGAATTCAACATCATCACTCCCGCTAGTGAACATTACTCTCCAGACGCCACCTTTACCCTGCTTTTCTCTTTCCCAAGCGGCCTTAAATGCTGTCCTCTGATCGTCTGTCACATCCTTACCAAGATTCAAAATACCCGGAGGCACATCGCTAAACTTTAAGAAATCATTATTATATGAATCAGCAGTTAAACTCTGCGTTATAGTAAATGCCGCAGTTTCCACCGGACTACGACCATAGAAATTTTGGCCAGGATTAGCCATTATGTAAACTAACTCATCCCTAGTAAACTCTGCAACCTTTGTACCAGCCTGTTCCCAGAGATAAGCAAACTCTGGGGGTTCTGGTATCGTCCTGTCCTCATTCCTATATAAGAATACTTCATCTCCCGGTATAGTATATATTTCAGCTAAACGACCAACCCTGTCATTATTCATCACCATAATGCCAGCATCAAATATAAGTATATCATCTAATACTAATTCCTGCAAGTCTTCGAACGTGGGTATCTCATTACATGGTCTTGAGATCACTCTCTTTATTTCGTTAACATGCTTCTGTGACCTATCCTTCATGTGCCTTATCATTCTCTGGAATATCCATTTAATACGCGCCTTCTTATCAAATTTATCTGTGGGGTCAGAAAATACGGCCTTTATATCAGATATATTCTGATGATATATTTCCTCAGGGACATGCTTTAATTCTATATCGTCAACATACCCCCAAGGATTAAGATTATCAAACAGAACATCCTGCCACCTATCCAACTCATTGTTAAAGTTTTCAAGTTTAGGAACAATGTCCCACTTAGCATTAGCGACCTGATCTCTTCTAGTCCTTATTATGGCCCAAGTGATAGCGTCTGTATACGCCAATCTCTTTAAAGTGCTAGGCGCTAATACTAACTGTCTCTGCACCTTCTTATCTGGCAGGCGAGTCCCAATACCGGGCATCATGGTTTGAGACATTAATGCAGAAGCGTCTACTTTTCTTGGAACTGGGAACCTGTCTCCCACTCGCCTCATAGCGGGATTTCTGACCATTACATTAAATTTTCTTAATGCATTACTAGCGCCGAATTTCACCTTATTTAAAATGCCCATTCCTATTATCTCCCAGGATTAACTTTTTGCATTGCTTCTAGTAGTGCCTTCATGTCTCTTTCGTGTACTAAAATATATCCGCCAGCATTAAATTCTGTAGCAACATCTGTCTTCCCATCAACAGTCACCGGTATTGGTCTATTTGTAGCAACCCTTATCGCGCCCCTTATATTGGGGTCTTTAGCAAATGAACAGTAAATTACTGTCTGTTTTTCTTTAACTCCTACTGAGCATCCCGTCATACTCGTTAAGAATATTGCCCACAGGGACAGGTAACAAATTAAGCTCGCCACGAACACTGCTGACATCAATCTCTTTGGCGGGGGTTTTAAGAACATCTTTAGCAACATCGGCAGCCGCTCCTGAAAGGGAACCAAACAACATCCCCAATAATTCCATTATGAAATTCACTTGTCCTCTTTCTTACTAGTCAACTTGGCGAGAAGCTGTTTGATTAATGAACCCAAACGCTCCTTACCCATGACAAGCAGCAGATCTTTAGCCGGTCCCTTAGCAATGGACTTAGCATGTTCAATGGCCATTGCCTTAGCTTTCTCAATCTCATCCTTCTTAAGTTTACCATCTTCAGAAGCCGCTTTAGCTTCACGAACAAAGCCCTCTTGTGCAAGCGCCATGCCTTCTAACAGACACTGAATAGCTTCTTTCTCTGCGTCATTAGCTTTCATCTTAGTTATAATATAAGAAGCGAACCTCTTAAGAGTCCATGTCAACACGGCGGCTACGACAGTAACAATAGTCCCAAGAATAGGAACCCACCATCCTTCGCTAACAACATCAAGATTGGCAGCAGACTCAGTGACAGCAGCACAAATTGCAGAAATTAAATGCATCCTATTTCTCCTTAAAGAATTTCACGACCAAATGGCCATGCTCCCCGATTTCCTGTTGGTACGTCCCGTATGTATTATCCATTTTAATCTCAAACTTCTTTACCTTGTCATATTGATTAGTAACAATACTCTGTAATATTCCAAACATCCTACTAACAAAACCAAGAACTGGTGAAACAATGAATTCCTCATTGCTCATATGCCTGAACGGTGCTATTATATATTCAAGGTTATCTTCACTCCATTTACCAGACTTAAATACTATTAGTTGAGGCATACTATATGACTCTATCATACTTCTATTAGAAACAGTAGCACAAATAGAGCAAGGACTAATATTAGGAGATAACTTTAACATCCTTCTTATCTTCTCTTCATCCTTAAGAGTTTGCCCGACATTTCCCTTCTTAAGAATATGTTCCTTTGCAACTTCCAATTTCTTTTCTTCCTCTTTACTAAGCCTCTTAAGGTCCGCCATTTCTATTTCCATTACTTCTTCCCCTTCTTCTTACCTTTCAATTTAACGTACAATTCTTCCGCCCTACCCACATTCTCTGGAGTTAACTTTACAGCAGGTATATCAGCCTTGCCCTTAGTTCTCTTTAATTGGCGTCTAGTAGCGTGTGATTCAGATGACATAGATCTACTTATTTCCCTAGTAACATCCTCCACTAAGTAATCACCTATGGCATCATCCAGTTGGTTTTCTATCCTAGAAATATGTTTAATATCTTCAGAAGTCAATCTACCCTTCCCAGTAATTTGAGTAAGCCCATCTGCCATCTGCATTATAGACTGTCGTTCAGCTTTAGGTAGCTTCAATAAATAAGCGACCTGACCATATTCCTCTGGGCTTAATACACGCCCCGCTTCCCTAGCAGATTCAACCATTTCATTAGCTCGTTCTATATTTCTATGCCCTAATGCCGCAACACCAGCACGTAAGCCAGATTCTAATATATCTGGTCTAACTCTTATGTCAAGGGGGGCAAGCATGGGATTAGTCCTAAACCTTTCAACTAATCCCCTCAATGCCCCCTGCACTGCGCCAACAGTTAATGAATACGGTAATGACTTCGCACCCACCTTCAATCCTTCGCTAAGCTGTTCACTAACCCTGCCTATGGTGGTCGGCTTGGATCTACCAGTTGACCTCTCGCGACGCCTCTCCATCTCATTAAGCGTTTGTATTATCTTCTTCTTTTCTTTAGGCGGTGTCTTAGGGCTAGCCAATTCTCTTTTTAATGCTTCTCTTATGCCAATCTCTCTCCTGTGTTTTGACCTAACACGTGAAGCGGCCATCTGGCCAGCCTTAATAGGCTCTCCCGTTGCCCTCTCGACCGCGCTAGACACAACATGGCCAGCAATACGGGCCACAGCAGGGGTAAACCGCTCAGGGACCCTCTTGATGCCACGGCCAACTCTCTTCCCTTCTACTATATCATAGTGAGGCAACGTCTTACCCGTCTCTGTCACCCTATACTCTTGGCCCTTCTTTCCGCTACCGGCTTGCCCCTTAGACCTAAACTTGCCAGCAGGACCGCGGGGGTGCTTAGTAGAATTAAATGCGTATCCCTTTTGTCTTCCGCTCCTGCCTTTTGCCCCAGCTTTCTCTAGCTTCTTAAAATTAGACTTTGATAATATCCCCTTAGCTGTTACCTTTATCTTAAGCAGTATACCCTTTATCTTCTTATCAGAAGACTTAACCACATTATCATTAGCCCATGAAATTATGCCCGGAACCACATTAGATATCTCATCGTCATCTAATTTTCCTGTGCTCATTTGCTTAAGCATACTTTGTAACTCACTCATCTTAGTATAAGCTTCATCTAATATACGCCTATCATTAGTTATTAAAGTGCTTTCCTGAAGAAGCTTTCTCATACGTTTCTTTTCTTTATCATTCTTTACAACATCATATAATAAATCTATGTCTACCATACTCTTAAATTTTTGCATCTTACTTCTCCTCTATGGAAACAGTTATGTTATTCCTACATTTAGGATTTGGACATGGTATTACATGATTATTGCCATCAACTTTGACTGCCATCTTCATAGCAGTCTCTTCCTGCAACGTAATCTCACATTTGCAAGATTCACACTTAAGATTAACCACTATGACTTCACCTTGGGAGTTTCTGGTATATCAGCAGCTTCGTCAACCGTATTGAATCCTGTCGCGTTATTCTTAGTATGGAACTCACTACGCTTAAGCCCGCGCATGACCGTCTCACAAATGGGACACTTCAACTTCCCAGGAAGAACTTCCTTACTAGCGTCAACAGTAAAGCCACAAGTCGGACACGAATACACAGAAAACTCCTGCTGCTCTGGCTGATTTGTCTGTGCAACACCACCGTCCGCAGACATCTTCTCCATCTTAGATACATAATTCTCTACACGCTTTTTTATTTGTGACACTGTTAACTTGCTAGCGTTGATCTTGCCAAGTGCATCTCTTATCGCATTTACCGTTCTCTTCTCCATTGTTCTCTTCTCCAGACGATCCGTTCCAGCCCTATCTATCTTTTCATAAGATTCATCAGTGTATTCTCTTATCTCTCTTTCGCCCTTAGTCTTCACCTTTTTACTAGCCATTAGGCCGAGTAATACTAATAACTTTCTCTCAGTCGGGCTAAGAGTACTTAATATGCTACTCAGTATTCCCATCTTTAATTTCCTTTAATCTATTGAGAGCCTTGCTTATGACCATGAATTCTCCATCTATGCTTATTATCGGTAAATGTTCGTCATTAAGCATGTACCCCGCCATCACCATCTCACACTTCATCTCTCGCCAATCTTCTCTATAATTTATATAATCGTCTGCATTCTTCTGTGCAAACTCGAACCCCATGTCTGTTATCCGTTTCTTTATTCTTTTGCATATTCCACATCCTTCTCTACCGTAAACCACTATCACAGGGGGTTTGATCTTTGAAACGCTTGACTGCTCCATTCAGGGCGTCCTTCCAATCTCTCAATTTACCAAACCTGTCATTGTATTTGTCACAAAGCAAAGCAGTAGACACGGACCTTTTAGCTTTTAAATTCATTTCATTAACACTCTTTTTAGTTAATTTCACATTCAACCTGCAAGCTTTTGCTATCTCATTTATAAAATCATACTTAGATACAGCATTTGAATCACCAGACACACAGCCAGAATTAGCAACGTTAAATACCCCAGATACTTTTTCTGAAACCAATCTCCAAACAACTTCAGCCAAATCCCTAGCGTAAGTAGGTGAACCGTGCACATCATCAGCCCCGTATACTTCTCTATCATCTTCTAATTTCCTTATCATCTTAGTAAGGAAGTTGTCATTAAACTCACTAAATAACCAAGATGTTCTCAACATTAATGCATTATTGAACTTATCGTGCCTACTTAAATATGTAAAAATCCAATCAGAAACATGCTTTGTAAAGCCATACATGTTCTCTGGATACTGTGAATCCTCTTCGGTAAATGTTTTCTTCTTGTAATTGCAACCGCCACCAAACACGAAGTCGCTGCTTACGTGTACAAACATCGTGCCAACCATATTCTTGCAGACAGTATACATTGATACTGGGGCAACACCATTGACAAGTAATGCATATTCTATTGAATCTTCTATTGAATCAACAGAATTAGATGCCGCTGCATTTATGACAACGTCTGGTTTCTTATCTAAGATGTCTTGCATTATAGACAATCTCGTCGTCAAGCACAAGTTCTTTACGTCAAGAACCTCAAAATCTTCTGGCTTGGTTTCCAGAAGACATTTACCCAACTGGCCTGTTCGGCCAAATATGTAAGCTTTCTTTTTCATTTAGACCCCGTCCCGAAGTACCCACTAGACAATGGCATCCTAGACATAAACTCCGGAGCATTCTTCTTTGCTTCTTCGTCTTTAAACTTAGTATTCTTATTGCCCTTGACCCTAGCGGTCTTAGAAGGCTTTCCTTTTGCTTTATAAGGGGGAGTAGTAAACCCGACAGGCTTACTCATAGCAGGGATGTAACCCTTCTTTAGCTTCTTTTTCTTTCTCTTATAACGCTTTCTCTTACTAGGCTGCAAGTCTTCCCTGCTTAATTCTAATGCGGGGACACCTACGGCTGTTATCTGCTTTGAAAGCTTTTTAAGTACATCTAGCGGGAGGCCATTCTTCTGAGCCTTATCTATGGCCTTAATCATATTTCCACGCTTTGTACTCTTACTAGCAGAGAGTATATCTTCTAAGGCTCTTATATAACCTTCGTCTCCACCCTTCTTCTTCCCGCTACCGTATCCTATGGCAGCACCAGTAGTCCCGGCAGCAGCAACTCCAGCGCCACCTACCCCGGCAGATATCAAACCAAATCTACGAGCCAACTGCCTCATCGGTTTAGTTATCTTCTTACCGGGTTTAGAACCATAAAAGATTCTGCTGAGTAGCGACCTAACTGCCTTTCCACCCAACATCTTCGGTGACGCAAGCTTAATGAGAGTATCATCCATAGGAACCACAGCAACCTTCTCATTATTAAACTTGACTATCAATGTGTTTGTCGGCACATCCTCTATAATAGCTAACCCCTTGCCTACCATAGTCTTACGTCCACGGCGCTTTACACCACGAGCAATATTATACGCGGGCCTAATCCTGCTCTTCTTCGCGCTTGCTACGTGCATCGCACTACCAACTATAGCATTCGCCATCGGAGTAAGCATTCTCTGAACTGATGCCATTTCTACCTCCCCAAAAATGTTATTAACAAGCTATAAACGGGAGCGTATAATACGAATTTTAACATATATATTATCTCTACAGTTATTCTGATATATCCGTCACAGCACCATGATCTTGTTCAATGTCTTTAGCTTTGCTTTGATTCATTTCTTCAGGGTTAATGACACCAAACCTTACCCTCATCCAGTGGAATACATTTCCTATGCCAACTGAAAAGAATGGTACTCTGTCTGGGTTCTTCTCCACAAACTTATCCCATGTTATTACTTTAGCTAGATTGGTAGAGTCATAGAATACCTTGACAGCCTCCATCATCTCTTGTTCTGGCATCTCACGTAGGAATCTTATAATACCATCAATATCTGGGTCTATTGTTGCTTCAACATCTTCTGGGTCACATACGGGACACCCAGGAACAGGCTGCGGATTTAAGTTATGCACTGGACAACTGTTACTAACACCAGCTATATCATCCCCGTTAGGTGGTTTCTGACAGTCACATTCCTCAGGACATATGCACTTAGGTTCTTCTTCTTTTTCATTCATTACTTTCCAAGCCTTTTAATAATATCATAGATATCATCAAGGTTGCATTCTAAGCGATTAAGATCATTGTACACCCTGTTCAACACACCATCTAGTTCTGGGGTTGGGGTATCTTCTTTTGCAACCTCTTCATTATCAAAACTCTTTCCTCTAATAAAACAACAAATCTCATTAATATTATTCTTAACTTCACATGACTTATCTAAGAGGTGGGAAGTTCTCTTCATTAACTTTTCCCACTCACTAGATTTTTCTTTTACTTGGCCAGTCATAGGGCTCCCACCCCCACACACAGCGCGAGCACCATCACTAAACTCCCTAACATTACCCATCTTGCTCTCCTTCTTCCTCGCAGCTAAGTTTCGTCCCGTCGTCTAGCACATCTTTAAGTTCTGACTCTAAGTATACCTTATCTGTTATCTTCATAACCATATCATACAAGT